CCTACGGCACTGCTGCAACCGACATTTCGGCGTATGTCACGTCAATCACGCTCGCATCAAGTGCGGCTGAAGTTGTCACAACATCGATGGGTTCGTCAGCTGTGACGCGCATCCAAGGCTTGATCGATAACTCGGTTACATTGGAATTGCAACAGGATTACCCAACGATTGAGAAGTTGTTCTTTGATGCGTTCACTGCTGGTACTGCTGTACCGATGACAGTGAAGCCGAACGGTACTGCTGCTGCTTCGTCCAGTAATCCACAGTACGCATTTAGTGTCCTGCCTACATCACATGAGATGATCAAGGGTGCCATAGGCGACCTGGCCACAATGTCAATCAGCTTCCCCATCTCTGGTGCAATCACCAAGACTGGAACTGGCGCGTAATACAAATAATTCCAACCCTTACCTGCGGAGGTAAAGAATGAAAATCGCACTCAGTTTGACTAGTGCATTAGATGGCAAGCAACGAACAATCGTTGCTGCATTCCCTGACTTCATTGCGTTTGAAAATAAATACAATCGCAGTGTTGCCAAGTTTGAAGCCGAACTCACATTGACTGATCTTGCATACCTTGGATGGCATGCAGAACACCGGATGAAGAAGACAGGTTTGGACTTTGATTCTTGGTGCAATGAGATTGAAGCACTCGAAGTGGGAGATGGCGCAGACGCAGTGATCGTCCCTTTGGAGACCAGTCAGCCCACTGGGTAATTTCGTATCTCGCTTGCGAGACAGGAATTGCACCATCAGTGTTGCTGGCAGAAGAACCACGAATGCTGTTCACAATGTTGGCGTACCTTCGTTGGAGAGCAATTCATCTAGGCAAGTAGTATTCGTGTATGGCAGGTCGAGCAGGATCATTCAATGCAGGCGATGCACCAATACAGATTGATGGTCTTGCAGACTTCCTTCGTGATCTTGCCAAGACATATCCTGACTTCAACAAAGAAGCACGTATCGCCAGTCAAGGTGTAGCAGAGCTGCTTGTTGTCGCTGCAACCTTTGAGGCTGCATCGGTGACCCGTAATCGTCAGGCGTTGGAAGTGATGAAGGGCATGAGGGCGCAACGTGACCGTATTCCGACAATCAAGTTGCAGGAGAAGTCTGGGTTCGTATCCAAGTCGAAGCCGAACCGAAGTCGCAAGACCAAGGTGACCAGAGGTGATGTGTTCTTTGGTGCCGAGTTCGGTGGTGGCAAACATGGCTCATCCAATCGGACGACGGCTGGGGCTAAGTCTCGGGCTGGGACTGAGATGGGGCGTAAGGGTGGGGGCAGGACGACCCAGTTTCTCCGTCATCGTGGGAAGTCTGGGTACTTCTTCTGGCCTACTGTGCGCAAGAACAAGGAGAACATTGCCAAGGAGTATTTGAACGCGATTGACAGGGTGTTGGAGAAACTGAAAGATCGTTGACTTTGGCTGTGGGTTCGCTACCCTGTAGGTAGGGAGGTAGTCATGGTTGTCTATTTTGATTCAGTTAAGTCTGTTCAGCCGAAGCCGTTTGCCACGAATTGGGATGACCTCAAAGAACGCTTGATGCACCATGAGGAGAATGCCAACAAGTCTGATGGTGCGTTGTGGTCACCTGTTGAGTACTACCCAGGTAGGACTCGCGGTAACACTGCGATCAGATTCATTGAAGCGTTGGTCGTTGACATGGACGGTGAATCATTTGCCAATGCCAACCTCGACGGCTACGAGTATCTTGCCTACTCCACATATTCGCATCGACTAGATGACCCTCACTACCACTTAGTTTTGCCACTTGCTGAGCGTGTACCGGCAGGGCTGTGGCGTGCTGTGTGGGCTGAGTTGCATGAACGAATCAACTTGCAAGGTGACCCTGCGACCAAAGACGCTGCACGTATCTTCTACCTTCCACAACATGCACCAGATCAACCGTTCGAGTTCCACGAACAATCAGGCAAGTTCATTGACACAGACTTCCAATACGAACCTGCACGCAACCCGACACCAGCGTCACCACGTCAGTCTGCTCAGCCTCGACGCAAACGCACTATCGGTGTTGAGATGAATGATGCGTGGTGGGATGCAGGCAAAGTGTTAACGACCTACGACGGTCTTGAAGGTAAAGCATTGTGGTCTGCTGTGTTGGCTGACTTCCGTGCCTTGCGCTCGGCTTGTGAGGATGTCATCTAGAATTGGCGCATGGCTGGCGCACGTACCTTCGTAGTTCGATTCCTTGCTGACGCTGATCAATACAAGAAGGGCATCAAGCAAGTCAACGATGGCATGGGTGGGTTGAAGACCCAGGTGTCTAGTTTGTTGCCGTCATTCAAGACAATGGCGATTGCTGGTGCAGCTGCGTTCGGTGCTGTTGCAGCGTTCGCAGGTAAAGCGGTTCAAGCTGCGATGGAAGATGAGAAGTCGCAAGCGTTATTGGCCAAGCAGTTGGAAACAACCTTTGGTGCTAGTGACCAGTTGATTGAATCCACTGAACGGTTGATTTCTGCACAGCAACTTTTGACTGGGGAATCTGATACAAACCTTCGATCAGCGTTAGGCAACCTCACCCGTGCCACTGGTGATTACACCCAGGCAACAGGTCTGCTAACAACTGCACAAAATATCTCGGCAGCTACAGGCAAAGACCTTGAGGCTGTGAGCATAAGTTTGGGCAAAGCCTCGATGGGCAACTTCACTGCGTTGAAGAAGTTGGGTGTTCCACTTGATGAGAACGTAATCAAGTCTAAAGATTTCAGCAAGGTTCTTGATGTTCTGAACACGACGTTTGCTGGTGCGTCTGAGGCTGCTGCTGACACATTTGGTGGCAGGTTGAAGATTGTTAGGGGACAGTTCGGTGAGATTGTCGAAACGATTGGTGCAGCGTTGTTGCCGTATCTAGATAAGTTTGCAAAGTTCTTGACAGACAAGGTTGCTCCTGCTGTTCAACGCATCACCACCGTGATCGGTGAGGACGGGTTGATTGCAGGATTCCAGCAGTTACTGTTTGAATCTGGTAATGCTGGCACAGGAGTTGTCTCGGTATTTGAGAAAATTGCTGTTGCAGCAGCTATAGCAGCAAACGTGATCTATAGAGCATTTTACATTGCCAAAGCTCAAATAGATTTGTTGGTAAATCCAAGTGCTGTCGTTTCAGATTTGGGCAAAGCATTTGGTAGTTCTGCCATTGATGTTGATGCATTGAAGAAGTCGTTTGCTTCAATCGCAATGCCGGTCAATCGTTTCAAGACTGAGATTATTAGTGCTGATCAGGCTGAGCGGATGTTTAATAAGACTGGCAAGATCACAGCAGACACGTTTGATGGGGGTGGTGGTGGGGGTGGTGTGGCTAAGTCTGTGATGACTGCTACTGCCAAGCTCAAGGTTTATACGGATGCGTTGAAGTCGAGTAACTCTGCACAGAAGGCGTTCACTGCTGCGCAGAAGGCTTCGGTGCAGGCTGGTCAGTCGTTGACGGCTGCAAACCAGGGTGTGGCTGATGCCCAGGCTGCGTTGGATAAGGCTGTGGCTGGGTTCGGTGCTGATTCTCCTGAGGCGAAGAAGGCTGCGAAGGATTTGGAGTTGGCTCAGCGTGGGTTGACACGTGCTGGATATGCCGTTGAGCAATCGTTGTTTGCTGTGTCTGATGCTGAGGCTGCGTTGGCGAAGGTTCGTGCTGATCCTGAGTCAACTCCTCAAGCGATTCGTGAGGCTGAGATTGATTTGGCTGAGGCGAAGTTGTCGAGTGCTGATGCGATTGATGCGCAAGCTACAGCGACTATTGATTTGGGTACGGCACAGGGTTTGTTGAACGAGAAGGTTAGTGGTGCGTTGACGGACTCGGAGACTTACAAAACTTTGACTGAACTGTTGAAGGATGCCAAGGACAAGCAGGCTGAGGCCACTGACGCTGTGGCTGATGCGATTGATCGTGAGACTGAGGCGTTAGAAAAATATAAGGATATGCAAATTGAGGTTGCTGGTATTGTCGCTAAGTATCCAAAGATCACAGCAAAGAATCCGATGGCTGGTGCTGCTACAACAATCCCTGCGACGGTGACTGGTAACTCGACTGGGTTCAAGCGTCCTGAGCAAGGCAGTGGCATGGTGGTGAATGTCAACGCTGGTTTGATTAGCAGCCCAGCTACGGTGAGCCAAGAGATTGTTGACTTGTTGACTGATTACTCACGTCTCAATGGTTCTATCAACTTCGGTGGTGGTGGATTTGGGCTTAAATAATGGCTAAGGCAACGAAGTGGGGTTCAACTTACAAGGTGTTGTTGGATGTTGGTTTTGTTGCCAACGAGTTCATTCTTGATACTTCTGAGTTGGATGGGTTTGCTGTCTTGGATGGTGGAACAGACTTTGTGGACATCACCGAGTATGTGACGAACATCAATATCAATCGTGGCCGTGCTTCGCAACTTGATTTGTTCCCGTCATCGAGTTGCACGATTGTTGCTGATGATCGAATGGCTGACCGATTTTTTGATCCGTTGAACACAGAATCGGCATGGTATTCGGGTGGGACTGTGGGCATCGCACCACGTCGCAAGTTTGAGGTGTACGGAGGAACTGCCGGAACACAAGCCATGTTCACAGGATTCGTGTACGACTTAAACATTGACTATGCCGATCCTGACCTGTCAACAGCAACGATTGTTGCTACCGATGCGCTCGGCCAACTCGGTCAAACCGTGCTGACTGGATTCAACCCTTCATCACAGTTGACCTCTGCCCGTGTGTCAGCAATCTTGGATCGTCCAGAGGTGGCATTCTCAACAGCTCTGCGAAGCATCGAGACAGGGGTTGCCACGTGTGGAACGGTTGCGTATGACGATGCGACGAATGTGTTGCAGGCGTTGAATGATGTGGCGACGGCTGAGGGTGGGCGTTTGTTTGTTGATCGTTCTGGGTTCGTTAATTTTGATGCTCGGGTTGGTGCTGCTTCTGGTTCGGCTGTTGCGAACTTTGGTGGTACGGCTGGGTTGCCGATTCAGTCTTTGTCGAATGAGTATGGTGCTGAGACGGTGTTGAATCGTGTGGCTGTGCAGATTGATGGTGGTACGGCTTCAAACATCGCAACTGGTACTGCGTCTCAGGGTGAGTATGGGATCAAAACTTTGTCGTTGACTGGTGTGCCGTTGGTTGATAATGCTGCTGGGTCTGCGTTGGCTAGTTTTTTGTTGTCAAGGTTTGAGAATCCGACAGTGAACTTCTCGGGGTTCACGGTGTTGTTGAATGCGTTGACGGCTGCACAGCAGGAGGTTGTGGCTGGGTTGGAGATTGGTGATTTTGTTTCGGTGTCAAAGACTTTCAATGTTGGTTCGCCTTCTACCGTTTCACAGAACGTGGTTGTCGAATCAATTCGGCACAGCATCAATCCTCAACGGCATGATGTGACGGTTGGGTTGGGTCAGATTCGGTTAGCCTTTGTACTGGATACATCAAACCTTGATGATCCAGATTACGGACTACAATAGGAGCATTATGGCTATTCAAACCTTCACCACTGGGCAAGTTTTGACTGCTGCACAGATGAATACTTTGCAGACAACGGTTGCCACCTACAACTCGATTAGCACTACAACGGCTGCATTGACAATTACATCATCGTCGGCCAGCCAAGCTGTAGAATCAACAATTTTTTCGGGAACAATTACCGCAGCGGTAGGCGACCTAATACAAGCGACATGGTCAAGTTATGTTGATACTGGCACAAACATTACTCATTTTAATTTTTATACATTTAACGGTGCTACGGCTGTAAACCCCTTTATTGCCCCTTCTACTTTTAACCCGTTCTTTTATGCTCAAACATTTGTTGGCGGCGTAAGTTTTACAGGATTATACAAATTGGTTGCAGGCGACATTTTTAGCAACCAAGTAACAGTGAAACTAACTGCAAGCACGGCTGGTAATGCTAGGGCTGTTGTAAACGCTGGAATTAGAGCGGCGTTTACCGTAACGAACTTAGGACAAGTCCAATGACAAACTATGTATTAGTTTTAAGCACAAACTATGTAGGCGCAGAATGGTCAATTAGTGAGAACGACTACGACACACTTGTTTGGAATAGCGCAAGCACAAAACCGACTAAAGCCAAACTGGATTCAGAGTGGGCTGGAGTGCAAACAGCTATTGCCAACGCCGAAGCCGACAAAGTTGCTGCACGACAAGCCGTTCTTGACAAGTTAGGTTTGACAGCCGATGAGGTCAAAGCACTTCTCGCCTAGTCGTTGGTTGATTGTTGCGCCAGCGTTGCTGGCCACAGTTTGGTCGTTTGTTTCACCTGTATCAGCTGATGATCAACCTGGGTTGAACACCATCTACTTCACGATTGACGAGGTTCCTCCTGTCAAGTCTGACGGTGTGTATCCGATTTGTGGTTCTGAATTAGAGAACAACATCAACCGTTCGTATGACGGTGAGCCGTATCAGAACTGCACCGATGACTTGTTCATGGTTCACATGACAGGCTTCATCACGATCCCTGAGCATCAGACGATTGAGTTTTGGTTGGCTTCTGATGACGGTGGCACCATCAGTATTGCTGGCAATGAGTGGGGCAACTGGGGTGATCAGGGTTGTACTTGGATGGAGTCAGGTCAGATAGACATTGTTGCAGGCAGTCAGCCACTCGATCTTTGGATGTACGAGAACGGGGGTGGAACGTGCATACTTCTTGCATGGAACATTGATGGTCAAGGTTGGGAGATGGTTCCTGATGATGCATTCACCACAACGCTCGTCGCACCTACCACGACTACAACCAGTACGACTACCACAACTACGACTACCACCATCCCTGAAACGACTACAACTACGACTACCACTATCCCTGAAACAACGGTGCCTGAAACCACCACCATTCCTGAAACCACCATTCCAGATACCACGCTGCCGGAGACAACTACAACATGGACTACCAGTACCACAACAACTTCTACGACTGTCGCACCAACAACTGTTCCTGTTACAAACCCCTCAACCACTACGACACCTCCAACAACGACCCTGCCCCCAACCACAACCAGTACAACAACGACCCTGCCCCCACCCCAAACCACCCTCCCAGAGCCACCACAAGCCCCTGAGACGAGCGCACCTGAACCTGACGCACCATTGCCACCCATCAGCGATGAGGCTGTAGTGGAAGCCCTAGCCGACATTGAGCAGGCAACCCCAGCCGAAGTTCAAGCCATCATCACAGAGCTGCTCGCCTTCGACCTCAGCCCAGACCAAGCCGTCTCCATTGCATCCGAACCAGCCGTCCTGGAAGTGCTAACCAATGCTGAAGCCGAACAAGTATTTGAGCAGGTTGCAGTCGAGGAGTTGACCACCGAGCAGGCAACTGAGTTGGTTGCTGCTGTGCAAGATGCACCATCCAAAGTGCGTAAAGCGTTTGAGGCTGTGTTGAATCTGTTTGAAGGTTTCGCTGATGATTATGTGATGACGAATCAGAATGTGCCAATCAAAACTCGTCGTGCATTGATTGCCTTGGG